AAACGTTAGCACGATAAGGCTCAATCGAAGGAGATGTCCCACCACAAATAATACTAGAAGAAGCATTAGGAGCAACAGCGAGAAGATGAGCATTCCTCCTCCCACTACCACTGACATCAGGTGCTTCCCCACGTTGGTCAGCCAAGTTTTTAGAAGCTTTGGTTGCTTGTACTTTAATGTGTTTAAAAGCTTTGTAGTTGAAGCCCGTAGCGAAGATACCTTCAAAAGGAATGTTGCGTGATTGGAGATACGAATGGAATCCCATCGCACCAAGACCCAACGACCTTTCTCGATAAGCCGAGTAGGCAGATTTAGTAAAGCCTTCTTTGCCCGGCTTAATATGTTTTTGAAACCTTTTAAAGTTTGCATTATATTCTCCTAAGTTATCTGTGTCAACAGCGTTATCAATGTAATGTTGAAGAACGTTGTCAAGCATGGTTATTAAATCTTCAATGAACATTGGATTCTCACTCCACTCATCAAAGTATTCTAAGTTTACTGAAGATAAACAACACACTGCTGTTCTTTCTTCGTTAGTAGGTAAAGTAATCTCCGAACAAAGATTGCTCTGTTTGATTTCTAATCCTAAATCTTTCTGTTCTTTTGGTAAAGCTTCATTACATCTGTCTATGTTGACCATGTAAGGCTCACCTGTCTCTGCTCTAGCATTAATTATTTGCCACCATAAATCTCTAGCATTAACAATTTTTGTAGGCTCGTTAGTCTTAGGGTCAATTAATCTAAAGTCTGCATCTTCTTCAACAGCTTTTAAAAACTCATTGGTAATATTAATACCGTTATGAAGATTAAGATTCTTCCGGTTTATATCTCCACCAGATTCTTTACGCATGTTAATGAACTCTTCAATCTCCGGATGAGAAATGTCCATGTATGCAGCATAAGAACCTCGTCTTGTAGTGCCTTGATTAAAGGCTAACATCTGTGAATCAACTACATGGATGAAAGGAATTGAACCAGTAGAACGACTGCCATGAGTAGTAGAAATCCCGTTACTCCTAATATCTCCCCAATATCCACCAATACCTCCGCCTGAACTCGCCAACCATATATTCTCGTCATAGTGAGCAGATAAACCATCCCTGCTGTCAGGTACATAATTGAGGAAACAGCTAATAGGAAGCCCACGACTTGTTCCCCCGTTACTAAGTATAGGAGTGCTAAACATGAACCAACAAGAGGAACTGTAGTGATAAAGTCTTTGAGCCAATTCAAAATCTGTGTGACCTTTGTATGTTGCTCCGAAGACGGATGCTCTTGCGAATGCTTCTTGTGCATGTGTTTCATTCTCCCATAAGTATCTATCCTTGAGTGTGTCAAGGCTAAACTTATCTAATAGTTTTTCATTACTGTAATTAATTTTTATACCAAGATATTCCTTGATACCCACTTTATCTTCTACCACTTACTTTCTCCTGTTTTAAAAAACTTGTCTCTATCATCGTGTATATCAAGCATTATTATAGCATAATGTAATATTTTAAGCAAGTCTTTTCTATTGTGTCCTTCTTTATTTCCGTATCTTTTTGCATACTTTATAATGTTACCCATACAAAACCCCATACCATGTCCTGAATCAATGATTACATCAGTGGCTTGATACTTATCAGAAGCATAGTGCTCACCATATGTACCATCAATGTATTCTTTTAGTTCAATAATATGTCTGCGTTCATTAAATTTATAATTCATCTGTTCTCCATTTTTTAGGTAAAGTATCTTCACTGTACCATTTAAAATTATTTTTTTCTGCCCACTCAGCATGTGTTCTTTTTGTTCCGTCTTTTCTTTTTTTAGCTTGAGGCATTGGTGCATAAGGACTTAGAAATAAAAACACCAACTCAAACTCTCCTATCTGTTCTTCTAAAGATTTTCTTATCCAAATATATTTACTGTACTCTGCGTAATCCCAAAATCTACCTTTAGCTTCTAATAAGATTGTTTGACCGTTAATTGTTTTAACAAAGTCAGGCTCATAATTGTGCTCAACTATGTATGGTATTTTTTCTGAATGATGATTCCACTTTTGTAAAACAGTAGAATGCAGAGTGTGTTCCCATTTAGAATCATATCCTTTTGGGACATTCTTTTCTGTTGGTCTTATCTTCCTTGGTTTTCTAAAGCCAACCATTATATTATATCTGAGTACTGAATTTTGTCAAGAGGTTTAGACTTTAATTTACGTTTAATTAACTTGCCAAACCATCTTGGAGTATAAGAAGAAACTAAAAATTTGTTGTTTGCAAAAATATGAGTTTCAGTTGGCATATAATTTTTATAATTTTTAACTGAAATTTTCTTTTGCTCTTCTTCTATAAGCATAGTTTTTAACCACTCAACAACAAACTCAATTGATTTCTTTCTTATTGCTTTAGATTTTCTTCCGTTCATCTGACTTCCTCCACGTTAGGTTCACTAACAATTTTTGTAAAATATACAGGTCCTTTTGCGTAATTAAATACACGTAATCCTTGCCCATCATTAGCATCTTTATGACACTCAAACTTGTGAGGACACCATGAACAACCTCTTGCAACTTTCATATTACCTGCTTTTCCTTCAGGGATTGGTTGATAACAAAAATCTGGAGGTGAATCCGAAGCAATAATGTTTTTTACTTTTTTTATTTTAGATTTAATATTTGGTTTATCCATATCATCAGGAACAAACATTGTGAGCTCACCTGTTTCTTTATTCATAACCAAAAAGCCACCTGAATTAGTTTTTTCTGCAGCTTCATACCCTGCCAACTGAGAAAGATATCCAAACGCATCGTCTTCTGCTAATGTTCCTTCTTTAAATTTCTTAAAAGAATAGCCTGAAGCAGTTTTAACATCTACGACTTCGCCATCTATCATACAATCCATGTGTCCTTTGATACCACTTACAGTTATTTCTTTCTGTTGTGACGTAAGTTTATGTCCGGATAATTTAACAAAGAATAACATTAATACTTCTAGTAAATGACCATATAAAAATTTAATCTGAGTACTAGGTTGTAACTTTTCTGTAGTATCCGATTGCGTGTGAGTATCAAACCAAAGTCTTCGTTCAGGTCTACCTACATTTGACATACGTAAAACAGGTTTACCTTCTACGTTTTGTGGTGTAGCCCAATGTCTTAACGCATCAGTCATATCTTTACCAAACTCTTCAAACATTTCTTCTGAAATATTTAATTCGTTTCCCTCGGTAAGAGAATCTAATACGTTATAAATATCTTCGACTAAATTATTTAGTTTCTTTTTCATTGTCTGCCTCCTTAAAGGCTTTTATTACATCTGATGAAAATAGTTTTTGTAAATTTACAAGAAACATTCTACTTGCTTTATGGTCACCACCACTTACAGTTTTGAATGTATCAAGTTTATCCACAATAGTTCTAAGAACATCTGTTTTAAAAACAAGAGTACAAAATTCATTGTCTCCCACGCAAAGATTATGAAACCAATAGTCAGATTCAGTAGCTCTAATTCCTGAAGGCTTACCCCATGATTCATATTCAATACATATGTTTCCAGACTTTTGCCATAAATCTTTTTCAGACTTAACTTCTATTTTTTTATTGGTTAGCATCTCAGCTATTTTTTCTTCACGTATTGTACCATATTCTAGGTCAATGTCAAACTTTTTTCTATCTTTTTTAGTGGGTTTCACTCCAATTTTCTCCTATCTTGTATTCACCATCCATAGGACAGCGAAGGTTATAATATTTACCAGCATCAATAAGACTCTCAACAGCAAGTTGTCCAACTCTATTAGCCTGACAAGCTCGTACTTCAATCTGCCACTCATCATGAATATTTCCAACAAATTTAAAATCTAAATTTGATTGCCTAAGTCTTTTATCAAGTATTACCAATCCTTTTTTCATAAGGATAGCACCTGCTCCTTGTAATAAAGTATTTAAAGCTGCATGTTTATGTCGTAAAAATATCTTACGACCATCTAATCCTTTAAGGAATTTTTTTTCTGATGCGATATCAACTCTTGTTTTAAGAGCTGCAAGTGTTGGTAGACTACTAAGAAAGCGTTCTCGCAAGAGTTTACCGTCTGCTCTGCTTCCGTTAATGATGCTTCCAATCTTTTCATCTCCTGCTCCGTAAATGAGGGCATAGATGAAAGTTTTTGCCTCATCT